CCCCCCAGCCACTCCAGCGTCTCGCGCGTCATGCTGGCGCGATCGTGGTGACGGTGCCGGACGATCCGCGCCACTTGAGGCTACCCGCGTCGCTGTACAGGATGCCCCCGCCGGCCGGGTTGGTGCTGGGGTTGGTGTAGTTGTTGGTGAGCGAGATACCGCCCCTGCCGCTGCCGGTCTCGCCGTAGTTGCCGAGGCAGAGAGTGACACGATCCGCTGGCTGGGTGCCGCCGAGAACCGCCGTGTTGCTGGCGGTGTTCTGCGCGTTGTAGCCGATGGCGATCCCACGGTTCAGGTTGGCGATGGTGGCAGTCACGCCATCTGTTGCCTGCGCGTTGTAGCCCATCGCCGAGTTGTTCGACCCAGTGGTGAGCGCGAGCTGCGCGGACATCCCCATCGCCGAGTTGCCAGACCCAGTGGTGAGCGCCTCCTGCGCGGTAACCCCCATCGCCGAGTTGAACGACCCGGTGGTGAGTGCCATCTGCGCGTACGCCCCCATCGCCGAGTTATACGACCCGGTGGTGAGTGCCGCAAGGACGTCCGTTCCGGCACCCTTGGTGTTGCCATGGGTGTCCGATGCCCGCAGTACGAGCCCAGAACCCGCGATGACATTGGCGGGCAAAGATGCCCCCGCATAGCCCGGGTCCATGATGATCGTGTTGGTCCCTGCGTCAGTCAGGCGTCCCGTGAAGTTCCCTTGTAGGTAGGTGCTGTCCGCAGTGGCTTGGACGTTGATCCCATCGCCTGTACCGGCCATCTTGGGCTTGATGATCGTATTGCCGTCGCCGATAATGTCAATGCCGTAACCGACGTTGTTTTCGAAGTACGGGTTGATCCAGACATTGTCCGCGCCGCTGACCTCAAAACCGCTTCCAGCGTTACTCTGCGCGATCGGTGAGTAGAATGCGTTTACGACCGACGTCGAATCGATGATCGCCGGTCCGGTGTTGAACATCAGGTCGAGACCATAGAAGGCGTTTTGGTTTGTGTTCGTGTAAAGACTTAGCGGTGTAACGCAGCCGTGTACCGTCAAGTCGTAGAAGCTGCCCTCGTACACTTCCATGGTCTTCACGCCGGTAGCGAAGTTGGCTACTTTGACATTGTGCCATCTCGGGTGAACGACGCCAGCGGTACTGCTACCGATGGCGATCCCTACCGACGTACCGGTGCCTGGCCCGATAAGGATGAAGTTCGCTACCGATCCCTCAGTAGAAGATACAGCGTCCGCGATCGTTATCGCATTGCCCGAGGTAGCCGTTGAGCGCAGGACCGTACCTGAAGAGTGACTATCGACCATCCAATCCGCGTTCCCGAAGCCGCCAAAATAGTCCCGATAGTCTCTCCAACCCATACCATCAAGCCACTGGCCCTTTGATAGGGTAATGCTAGAGAACTTGAGAAACCCGTTCTTCATCCGGATTGTTACGCCGGGGTTGGCGTCACAGATGGCCTGCATGGCCGTCGTGGAGTCCGTGGTGCCCGTGTAGTCGATGCCGGGGCCGGTCATCATCACAGGGACGCCGCCGAGGGTTGCGTCGACCCCGTCGGCCCAGACAATAACCCCGGGGACTCCAGCTGAATGCGGCATGTCAGTTCTCCTCAGTGTGCGGGTGGCGGGGTCAGGTCTGGTCGGCGATGATTTGCAGCGCGCGGTCGAACGCCTGTTGCCAGGTTGGTACGTGTCCGCGGAACATCCCCCGGGTCGTCGTGACGTGGTACTCCCACGGGTTCGGAACGGCTGCGCGTGTCCACCTGCGGACCGTGGCCCGCGCCATCGTCAGCCCCAAATCAACTGGACAAGCAATCCGACGATGGCGATAACAGCCACAACCGCCGCGATGAGCTGCCCTGTGTTGGCACGACGCTCAGTGACCGACATACGTCCGCCTTGCGACTCGTCTTGCGCCTTCGTCAGCAGGGCGATCGCATCGACCAACGGCTTGATGTCTTCGGCCGCGGATCGAGTCTCGATGACCTGCGCCTTCTGTCCCGCCGCCTCATACTGGGCCTTCCTGAGTTCCGCGATGTCCTTCTGGATCGGGTCCAGCGCCCTCGTCAATCCCTCTTGCGCGGCCTGAGCTGTCGCGGCCACCGTTGCCCGCATAGCGTCCGCCGACAAAGCCACCTGCCCGGCGAGCGTGTTAGCTCGAGTCTCCTGAACAGCAGCGGCCGCGGCTACAGCGCTGACATCAACCATTCGAATGGCGTCGATCCGCTTGGACTCGGCGTTGTCCAGCTTCTCCTGATACTTCTGTACCGTGTCCCGCATCTTCTGCTCGAAGTCCGCCTGCATCCTGACCGTCTCGCGCATGTGGTCATGGTCGGATTTGCGGAGGTCGTCCTGACGTCGGATTGCGTCAGTGACGAGACTGCGGACGTTTATGGTGGGATCCTCGAACTCGATCTGCTCGTCAGACATTGTCAGCCCTTCGTTGGCCTCGCCGTCACTGGACCGTGGCGGCGGGGTCGGGGGTGGTGGTGATCGTCCCGTCAGCGTTGGCCGTGGTCGACGGGGTCGCCACCACGACAGGATCGGCCACGATGGCCGAAATGGGCAGCGTCACGATCTGCGCGGGCGCCAGGACCTCGGAGCTGGTGAGCGACGGGGAGCCGTCCGTGAACGCGGCCGACGCGATGCTCATGAGCACCGACAGGACCGTGGCGAGCGCCACAACCATGCCGATGACGGACCAGTTCACCTCGTTGAACGCGGCCGTGGTGCCGATGGTGGCGATGGCCGTCTGTGCGGCGGTCTTGATCGCGCGCTCAGCAACGGCGCGCCAGAATGCGAGAGTCCACATGTCAGACGCCCTTCTGCATGTTGGTGATCCAGCCGAGCTGGTTGGTTCCGATCTGGCCACCGTCAGCGCAAGACTGCGCCCACGCGAGCGCGTCGATCGTCTGCTGATCCGGGGCGGGCATGACCTTGCCTCCAGCCACGAGCGCGATGCCGACCGGCTTCTTGGTGGTCGGGTCGACCACGGTCAGTCGCTTGACGGTCTGCTGTTGGTGGGCGAGCGCGGCGAGCGTCTGCTCGATCCTGGCGAGTCGTGCGTCCTGGTCGGGTGTCATGTCGTCCTCCTGTGTGGTTTGAGTCATGGGGCCAGCGCCCATCTGTGCCTGTGCCCAGGCAATGCCCTGCTGCCAGGTGCGGATCACGGACGGCCTCGGGAGCCTGTCACGAGCGGCGCGGCCGCCGCCGCCGAGACCGTTGTAGCCCGCGAGATAGGCGTCGATTTGGTATTGGTTGCAGCTGTTGTAGCCGCACGGAAGCACGCGGTGGTTATGGTTGGCGCCGCTCGAAGGCCAGCCGTCACGGCCGGGGATGCGATGCCACTGAACGGCGCCCATCTCGCGGGCGTCCATGATGGCCGCGTCGCAGGTGTACTCCGTGTCGTCAGCGGACCCGCAGTCGTGGGTCGGGCCGCTCGCTGCCACGCCGGTGCCCTGGGTCTGGTAGTAGGTGACGTGCCCACGGCCCCGGAACACCTGGAGCGCGTCGTACGCCTGGAGCCACTGGGCCAGGGGAGGGCAGGCGACGCGCTGAGTCTTGCCGTCCGAGCGCAGGACTGCGGCTCCGTTGCTGTAGACGACGGGGACGAAGTTGGGCATGGCGCTCCTAGCGGTAGAAGACTGGACGCTCAGATGCCGGCGCGCGTCGCGACGACGGTTGCGAGGTCGGCGGTGGCTGTGGCGGCGAGAGAGAATCCGCTGTCCATCTGCGCCCGCCACGTCTGCAGGTCGGCGAGCATCGTGTGGAGTGCGGCGACCTGGTCCCGTACGGATGCCTGGTAGGCGAGCGTCAGGGCCGGCGTGGACGCTTTGACCGCCGCGGCGGCCGCAGTTTCCGAGATAGCAGCAGCCGAGGCCGTTGCCTGGTCAGCGGTGGCGACGTCGGCGGATGAGCGGAGGCCGGTTACGCGGGCGCCGATCGCCGTCCGCAGGTTCGCGTCATCGAGCACGGCGGCCTTGCGTACGGCGTCGACCCGGTCGAGGATCTTGGCCGCGATGTCGTCGAGGTTGTCGAGGGTGACCGACGCCAGGACGTCGTCGAGTGCGGTCATGTCTGCCGCCAGACTTCGATGGAGACGTTGTTGTTCCAGAGCGCGGCCGAGCAGAAGATCGAGCAGAGGAGCGCGTCGCCATCTGCCAGCAGGGGTGTGACGCCGAATGCGACGATGCCCTCGGCGGATGGTTTCGGTAGCCGGTAGATCTTCCCGGTGGTGTTGTTCTTCACGTCGACGAACGCGCGCGCGCCGGTGGGGACCAAATCCCCGGGCCAGTCGACTGTGATCGCCCACTTCCCGCCCCATGTGGCGGGGATGACGATATTGCCCCCCGAGATCATGTCGGTGTTGCCGGAGATCCGGGCGAGGGTGATCGGGATGGGGGTGAGGGTACCGCTCGGCACGCCGACGCCAGTCGCCCCGAACACACCGCCCCGCCACAGCCCACCCTTGACCAGCACGCCGACGGCGTCGATCGTGGGCTGCATCGTGGCCGTGATGTCGGGCGCGACGGTCCGAACCGGGTACGGAATGTCAGCAATCGGATCAGCAGTCACAGGAGTCTCCTATCGGACGGTGACGGACAGGACGCCGGAGTCAGATGACCCGGCGCCGAGGAACATGGCGTAGTCGGACGTGCCGGCGAACGTGACGGCGAACCCAGATGCGGTGTTGTCGGCGATGGCCTGCACCATCGAGGTGACGTCGACCGATCCAGCCTGGCCGGGGGCGAGAGAGAGTGAGCTGTTCGCCGCTGCGAGCAGAGACGGCGTACCGCCCGGCAGGCCCGTCTCGTTGTGGAGACGCAGGTTTACCGGTACAGCCCCGTTGACGCCGACACCCTGCGGCCCACGCTGGACGGTGATCGACGCATCGGCGACGGTCTTGCCACGCACCGCACCCCACGAGTCGCCGTAGGTCCAGATGCCGGTGTTGTCGGCTGACGAGTTCGGCGGCGTCCAGTGGCCCTGGAGCAGGTTGCCGGACGTGTCGCCGCGGAGCGAACCGCTGCGGTAGGTGCCGGACTGGGTCGGGCGGAACGGCGGCAGGGTTGTCACGGCGCCGAGCGTGCTCGGCAGGTCCGCCGGAAGCGTCCCGGTCGGCGACGGGACCGTGCCGGAGATGGTGCCGATGACGACGCAGCCTTCAGAGCCCCACGAGAGCGCCACGGTAGCGCCGACTGTCGGGGCGGCGATCGCCCGTGTCAGCCATGTCAGCCCGGAGGCGGTGACCGTGATGAGCGTCCCGGAGACACCGGTGACGACCGCCGACTGTGGCCGGGTTGCGAGGGTCGCGATGACCGTCATCGTCGACGTGCGGACCAGGACCGAATCGCCGGGCGCGTGGACCCAGTTCGGCACGCCGTTGTAGACGGCGAGGTCGCGGATGCCCGACTCCTCGCGGACCAGCAGCGGGGAGGTCTGGACGACGCGCATCGGGATCACGTCGAGGACGAGCGTGTCCGGCAGGGTGCTCGCGTGGCCCACGTACAGCTCGGTCACGGGATCACCTCCGACAGTGGCACCGGGATCTCGATGACCATCACGCCCGGCTCGAGCGGCATGTCACAGGACACGACAGGGCCCGTCCAGACGCGGCCCTCAGGGTCGGTGACGGCGACAACGTCGAGCGGGTCGAGGGACGGGTCTGCGGGGACGGTGATCCTGACCCGGACAGTCCGGTCGGCGACGATCCGGTCGTGGTAGGTCTGGGCGGCCGCGTCGATCGCGGACTGGGTCTTGGCGAGCGGGTCGCTGTGGCGGTAGGTGACCGTTCCGAATGGCGACCTACCGCTGACCGCCAGTGGCCCTGTGGTCTCATCGGAGACGCCACGCAGCGCGGCGCCGTTCGCATCGGTGCCCTCGACGATGAACCGGTTGTATAGGCCTGTCCGGTTCCCGGCGATGATGATCTTGACGACGCGGGTCGCGGTCGCCGTCCACACCGGGGTGGCGCCAACGGCGGGTTGCGGGATGAACTGGAGCTCGCCCGAGCGGCCGGCCCACACGACCGCGTTGACCACTGCCGCGAGCGAACAGATCGTGGTCAGCCGGTTCGTGTCGTAGGTCACCGACGCCGGTACGGACGGGTCAGCCACACCCGGCCACGATGACGCGACCGGGATCCGGCCACCGACGAGACGCAGCACCTCGGAGCGGATCGTGCCGCCTGCGAGCGGCTGCTCGAGGCCGATAAACTCGTCCTCCTCGAGAATGGACAGCAGATCCACCGCGGACGGCGAGAGTTTCCCGCCACGGCGCACAACCTTGCCGGTGCCCTCGACGGGGACCCTCTGCTGGTACTGCCAGACACCCCAGACGTCTGACCAGACGTCTGACCAGATGTCGGCGTAGACGTCCACGAGGTGCATCCGAGCGAGCATCGACCACGCCTGCTCGACAGATCCCGAGTCGTCGATCCGCCACGCACCGCACGGGATCAACTCCTCGTACGAGCTTCGCGAGATGCCGGACCTGAGCACCAGCTGCTGGCCGATCCAGCCCAGGGGGCCGTACGGCGCTGCGAGGATGCCGCGTGGGTCGGGAACGGACAGGTCGAGCTTGCCGGTCACCTTGCGCCCGTCAGAGGCCCACGAGAGCTTGCCCGATTCGGCGTTGACCTGGCCGAGCGACAGCCCGCCGAGGGTCGAGGTGATCGTCGACGCGCGCGAACCGAGACCCCGCGCGAAGATTGTCGAGACGGGGTACATCAGCCCTGCTCCACAGCCAGCCAGGTCGCGTACATGGCTTCGACGTCCAGCCAGGTCGCGCACTCAGCCTCGAGGTCAAGCCAGGTGCGCTCGGCCACCACAACCGGCCACGCATCGTCGGCGACCTCGGTGCCGTCGATCGTCCAGTCCGCGGGAGCCTCGTACGCGTTCCACGCCGCCTCGGGGATCGCGGGCGCGCCCATGTAGATCAGGCCCGTGTCATGCCGGAGCGCGGCGCTGGGCCGGATCAGCAGTTGCCCACCGGGCTCGATCATCTGCGCGAACTGGGCCGCTTCGGCCGTGGTCGTGGTCGAGATGACGAACGCGCGCGAGAGCCGATTCCGCGGTCCGCCGAGCCAGATCGGAAGTCCCATCAGCGGGGGCACGGCGACGCCTGCGGACTGATGGCCCACCTGGTCATTGGTCCCCACCATGAGCGGTAACAGCATCGCGCTGGTCGGGTCCTCGGGATCCATCACCCACGCCATGCTCGAGTCCAGCGCCGGCACTACGAGTGCGGGCGACGTCGACACGGTCTCGACGACGGCACCGATCGAGGAGTACAGGACGGCGCGGTAGGTGATGGTGCGCCCCGGCGGAAGGCGGTAGTCGGTGATGTAGACCGCGCCGGCCGGGATCTGCAGATCATCGCCAGCGACACGGACCTCCTGCGTACCGTCGCCGCGCCAAATCTGGACCGACGCGGCGCCGACGATGCCGGTGATCGTGATCCGCGCCGACGGGCCAGGGGTGAAGGCCGCCGTGGTCGTCATGGTGCTGCTCATCGCATCGCCCTGCCCCTCTGGCGAGCCTGCTTGGCGGACTCCTGGCCGTACACGCCGACCGCCACACCCTGCATCGACCCGATGAGGATGTTGTCTGCGTCGTAGAGATTGAACGTCACGGGGCCGTTCGGTGACCCGGCACCTATGTCCGCCGCGCCATTGCGCTGGGCCATCGCCGCGTTCAGGGTGGCCGTGTCGACGACGGTCTCGCGCCGACCCGCCTCAGCGACGCGCACGATGGTGCCGCCCGGGGTCGGCGCGAACGTCCCGCCCTCAGCAGCCCCCGGCAGGCCCGCGAGCTTGATGGCCGCACGAGCCCCGCCCAGTACAGTCGCCACTGCCGCGGAGTAGTTCGCGGTCACGTTGATCGAGACGGGCACGTTGGCCGGGATCTGCCGGATGTCGGCGGCGAACCCACGGACCGCACCAGCGGCGCCGAGGATCTTGTTGCCTGCGTCGGTTGCCCACTCGAATCCCGGAACGTGGCCGAGGGTGACGAGCATGTCGCCCCACGTGGTCATCACGCCCGCGAGCCCGTTGACCAAGAACACGAGAACGGGCTGGATGACGAAGTTCCACATGCTGACGAACGAGGTCCCGACGGTCTTGCACATCCAGTCGACGCCGTCCTTGAACCATCCGACGTTGTTGTACGCCCAGACGAACGCGGCAGCCACGGCGACGACTGCCGCGATGATCCACGCGACGGGGCCGAGGCCGATGACCCACGCGGCAGCCATCTTGATGCCGGACGCCATGGCCACGGCGGCCGTCGCGATCCAGCCGCCGACGACCACCGCATTGGTGGCCACCCATGCCACGACCACGCCAGCGGTTGACCCGATCCAGGAAGCGGCAACGATCGCAGCCTTCTTGACCGCGTCCCACTGGAGCATGAGCCAGATGGCAACGGTCTCAGCGGCTGCACCGGTCCACCCTGCGACGACGCCCGCCGTTGACCCGACCCATGCCAGGGCGACGATGACGGCCTTCTTTGCAGACTCGGCCTGGAGGATGATCCAGTCGGCCATCACGTCTCCGGTTGTCACAAGCCACGCGTCGACAATGCCGAGGGTCGAACCAATCCACGCCGCAGCGACAATGGCGGCCTTCACGACCGCATCCCCCTCGAGCATGAGCCAGATAGCGACGGTCTCAGCAGCAGAACTGACCGCGACACCAGTGGACATGAGCCACCCAGCGGCCACCGTGTAGTGCGCGCCGAACTGGGCGGCGGCTGACGCGATGGCCTCCAGTTTTACCGTCACCCACGCCGCGGCCATGGTCACGAAGACAGGCATGAGGGCGCCTGTGATGACCGTCCCGAGGACTTCGAGCGCTACCCGATTGTCCTTTACCCACTGGACGAACGATTGGACGGCGGGAACAGCCGTACCCGTGATGAACGTCGCGAACGGCTTGATGCCCTTGTCGTTGATATCGGTCAGGATGTCCCGGAACTTGCCGCCCTGACCGGTCCCGTTCTCGAACTCGGCGGCGAATGCACGGAACTTCTCCGTGCCCTGCAGGACGGTGGGGATTAGCACCGTGCCGAGCTTGATGGCAACCGACGAGAGGAACGCCCCCACCTGATCGAGCTGTGTGTTGAGGTCCGCCTGGGTCAGCGTCCAGCCCTTGACGGCGCCGTTGGCTTCAGGGACAGCGCCCGCGATCGACGCCACGTTCGCCGTGAACGTCGCGGCGTTCTGGCCAGACAGCGCCAGCGCCATGCCGATACCACGGGTGCCGCCGAAGATGTCGGAGAGTGCGGCCACGGCCTCCGCGGACCCGGCCGGGAACTTCTTCCCGATCGCGTCCGTGACCTCTGCGATCGTCCCCGACAGGCCCTTGGTGCCCAGTGCCGTGACGACGTCCTGCGTGGTCAGGCCGATCGAGTACAGCGCGCTGGCACCCTTGGGCGTTTCGTTGGCCAGCGCCATCATGCCGAACTTGAGCATGGTCGACGCGCGCGAGGCGTCAATGCCCTGACTCGTCATCGTGGCCATTGCGCCCATGACGTCGTTGAAGCTGATCTTGAGGTTCGCAGCGAACGGCAAGACGTTGGACAGGGCACCGGACAAGTCGCCCATATTCGTCTTGCCGAGCGCGACCGTGGCGACCATCTTCGAGGTGACCGTCGCGGCCTGATCGACCGCGAAGTGGTAGTCGATCATGGCCGTGGTCAGACCGTCAGCGACCACCGTGGCGTCTGCGCCGCCGACCTTCGCGCCCTGAGCGGCAGCGGCCATCACCGTCAGGCCAGCAGCACCGTGGAAGCCCGCAGACTCCACCAGGAACATGGCCTTCGCCAGAGCGGTCGGACCCATGCCCACCGCTGGCGCCATGTCGAGCAGGCCCTGCCGGACCTGCCCGATCGCAGCCTCAGACTCACCAGCACCTGTGACGAGCAGCGTCGTGGCCGACTGGTAGTCCGCAGCCATCTTCGTCGTCGCGACGCCGATCCCAATGACAGCAGCGGCGATAGCGACCGGGGCGAACGCCTTCGCGAACGCGGAACCGCCAGCCAGACCGGCCGCCGCCAGTTGCGGCTCGACGCCCTTCGACAAAGCCGCACCGAATCCGGCCATGCCCGGGATGACGGATAAAGTTGCCCAACCGATGTTGTCAGACACGGGTCATCCCCTTTCGGTTAGGTGATTTCGCCGGCGTCAATGGCCCGTTGCCGTTCTTGCTGCCGGACCTTGGCGAGCCGGATCGCCTTCTCGCGCGCGGGGTCGGCAGCCTTGGAATTCTTCGGGTAGAACGGGTGCAGTTCGCCCGTCGTAGCGCTCCACAGGTCCATGAGCAGGATCTCAACGTTGGTGCGCCCCGACGACCCCTCAGCGCGCGCGGTCTCGCAGTCCGGGGGGAGCCCGCGGAGGAGCACGCCGATCCGGCGGAGTGTGAGTATCCGGCGGCCGTTGGCGTCGAACCGCCACCGGTCCCGGTAGTCGACGCCGTTGCAACGAATCTGTAGATCAGCCTCTACGGCGTCCGGGTGGTCCCGAATCAACCGGAGAAGCCGCGTCAGTTTCCCGCGTCGTCACCCAGCCCGAGCGCCTTCGTGATGGCGTTGTTTAGGTCGATTCCGTCACGCCGGACCGGTTTCGTCTTCATGAACGCCGCCCACTCTGCCGGGGCGAGGAGCAGCTCGAGGCTCGTGAAGTGCTGACCCTTCTCGGCGGCCGCGATGGCCGCGATGGACCAGTCGTCGGGGTCGGTGGGGACGGTGAACGTGAGCCCGCGCCACTCGATGGTGGTCGTGGCATCGCTGTCGGCTTCGATCTGCGCTGCGGGCTTGAGGTGGTCCTGCGGGATGGGGCGTGGTGCAGTCATGTCGCGGTTCCTTTGGTTGGATGACGTCGCGGTTCAGGGTGAAGCACCGGCCCGGGAGAACCGCGGCGGAAGACCCGGGCCGGTGGACTGTTAGGCGGCGACCGTCGCCACACTCGGGGCGGTCGAGGTGACCCCGCCGAGGGTGCAGGAGATGCTCGACGTGCCGATCACGAGGCCGGTGACGTAGCCCCAGTCCACAGTCGCGTTCGCGGGGGTGGCCGAGATCCACTGGACCGAGTCCGTGACATCGCCCGTGGTGGCGTCGCTGTAGGTCGCGGTGGCAACCAGCGGCTTGACCTTCCCGCCAGCCAGAGACAGCGCCAGCGTCAGCGGGGTGATCGCGATCAACGTGATCGTCGGCTTACCCTGCTCATCCCACAGCACCTTGTTGGAGTCGGGGAAGATCGTCGCGATGAGGCCGACCGTGGTCAGGTCCTCCTCGTTCTCGCCGATCTTGCCGTCGACCTCGACCTGCGCGTAGTTCCGGCTGATGACCCGGTGAACCTTGCCGCCCGTCCGCGTCTCGAACGCAATCTTGACGTTCGCGATGGTCGGAATGGAGATCGAGCCCGCACCGGATCCCGGATGCACCAGGGCGCGCGTCCACTGGTTGTCTTCGAGGATGGAGAACTTCTTCGTTTCCGTCCACTTCGAGCGGGTGGTCGCGATGAGGATTCCGCCCCAGCCGTAGTGAGCCTTGACGGAGTCGAACTTCCCCTCAGACTCGAACCCGGCGGCTCCGTCGAGGAGTCCTACCAGGTGCCACGAGGCATTGAATGCGGTCGAGGCGTCCGCGGGCAGGGTCGCCGCGAGGTCGGTCGAGTAGTAGACATCGGCGTCGCTCCAAAGCGACGCGTTGGCCGGAGTTCCGGACATGTGTGATCTCCTTCGGAGGGTTGGTGTTTACGGCCGTCGCGGTTCTTCCCGCCCGAAGGTGGGAGGTATTGGAGGGGGTCAGACGAGGACGGTCATGCGCAGATTCACGCGGACCGTGACCGATGCGAGCTGGGCGCCAGAATCGGGGTCACGCGTCGGCAGGACGCCTGTGAGGGGCTGAACCGAGGCGATCGTGGGTGAGCCCGGATGGCTGCACATGAGGCCCTGAGCGAGCGACACGAGGCTCTTGGCGACCGTCGTGGTCGAGGCCCACGCCGTGAGTCGCACCGTCGCACGCGCAAGGACCGGGTACTCGAGTGACGGGGTGCCGTCAAGGGCCACCTGCACGTGCTGCGTCGAGGTCGTGGTCCATGTCGTCGGAATGTCCACGCCGACTGTCGCGGTCACAGAGCGGGCGGCGAGTGCGGCGGCGAGGTAGTCGATGGCGAGCCGTTCGGCGTCAGGTGCGATAGCGAGGGGCTTGCTCATTTCGACTTGACCTCGTGTCCACACGCTGCGGCGGCCTTCGTGAGCGAGCCGTACTTGGCTTGAAGGGCTTGTCCAGCGGGGTGCATGATCGTCACCAGTGCGACAGGTGCGCCATATCTGGACGTCCCCACAATCTCCACACCCACCTGGGCGTCAGTGCTGCCGACGTCGACCTGCGCGGCGATCTTCTGAGCCTCAGCCTCGACCTTGGCAGCAGGGATCGCCTTCCAGACCGCGGCATTGTCGACGTGGATCATCAGCCGACCGCCCTTCGGATCGCAACCTCAGAGCCGGGTATCCATCCGGTGAGAGGGTTGGACCACTCGCCCGGCTCGCCCTCGATGTCGTAGAGCACGCCAGCGACCTCAAGTTGGTCGACGTAGAGCACGGTTGGGGAATCGTCCGGCAGATATACCGTCTTGCCAACGATGACGCCCTGACGGCCGCGCGCTGTGGTTTCCGTGGACATCCGAGGCGCGAGTCCGCAGCGAGGGATGTCTATGCGGGTCGTAGTACCAGGGATCGGATCGCCATAGGGATCAACGCCACCGGGGTCGGCCCGGATGATCGTGACCGTCACGCCGTAGGGGAATTGCATCAGGTGCCGTACTCGTACAGCGGGAGCGCCTGCGTGAGTACCGCACCACACGAGCAGTACAGGGCGCCGAAGTTGATCGAGCAGGTGTCGTTGTGCGCCCCGGTGAACGTCGGCAGCGTGTCGATCGAGAACGCGCCCGAGAGTTCCGAGCCTTTGCACAGGTCTTGTAGCTGCTCGATCTCGGACGGCCAGAACATGCCCCGGCGAGGCTGCCGCGTGTCAACAACCTGCCCGAACGGTCCAGCCGTCTGGGACTGTAGGGCGCCGCTGCCGGCGTCGTGCCAGCGGATGATCGCCCCGCGCAGGATCGCCTTCGCGGCGGCGGGGTACTCGAACGTCTCTTCGGTCATACAGGGGGCGATCCGCGCCGCTGTTGCCAGCGCGTCGTCGATCATGGCCTGAGCCTTGACAGACTCGATGTCGGCGAACGGCGCCAGGTCGGCGAGGACCAACGTCACAGCGGTCACGAGTCGCCCCCTCTACTACTTGGTGGACTTGCGAACGGCCGGGGCGCGCTTCGGCGCCGGGGCATCCTTGGGTTCCTCCACCGGGACATACCCGGCGAGGACCTTGCCGTCACGGACGTTGACGATCACGCCCGTGACGGCGTTACGGAGGCGAACCATCAGACGTTCGCGACCTTGTCAACCACGACCGCGTACCCGTCGAGGTCCATGACGGCCCAGCCGTAGACGACTTCGAGGCGAAGCGCGATCTGGTTGGTGCGCTTGAGGTCGCCCTGGCCGTCAGGGTCGCCGTACTTGATGAGCTCGACCGGGATCTTCTTCTGGACGCCCCAGCGCAGGAGGTCCCACTGCCCGATGATCGCCTTGACCTTCGTGTCCGCGGCCTCCGGGAGTCCCGAGACGGTGGACGAGGAGAACGCCTTCAGGCCCTCGAACGAGGTGATGTTCGAGCCGTACCCAAGCTCCGGGTACTTCTTGCGGCCGTCGACGTACCGGGCGGTCGCCACGGTCCACGAGTAGGACGGGTCGAAGGCGATGCCGTCGGGGATGTACCCATCGGCGATCACCAAGCCAGCCGCGGCCTCGATGACCGTGTCCGGGGTCAGCAGGGTTGCGGTCACGAGCTCCACGGAGTTCGTGGTTGTCGCGATCCGGTCGCCCACGACGATCGACGCCACAGCGGCGCCGGTCAGGGGGTTGATGCCGTGGAACACGCCGAGGTCGAGCGCGCGCGCCAGTGCCAGGCCGCCCTGGTCTGCGAGGGTCGTGAGGATGCCGAGCTGGTACGCGTCGTCGGCCCACTGCACCTCTTCGTTGAACCGCATCGTGACCTGCACCTTGTGCGGGGTCGCGACCTTGGTTCCGAAGGTGGCGGCGGTCGGCGCCTTGTTCGCACCCTCGCCGACGTACTCGGCGCGAGGGGCCCCGGTGAGGGTCATGTGGGTGACCTCACCGAACTGTTGCGGCTCGGCTCCCGACAGGGCCGCCACAGCGGAGCCGGTCAGGGCCTTGGCGAACAGGCCGGAGGCGATGTTCTTGGGGAGGGTAATGCCAGTAGTTGCGAGAACGGCCATGGCCGTCTCCTTTCAGGTCAGGGGGAGCCGAACAGTTCTCGAGCGGTTTGGAGCTCGTCGCTGTCGGCGGAGTGGGTGGTGCTGCCTTCACGCGGAACGTGGTTCCCGCGCCTCTTGCTTTCGCCTGCACGGCCGATGAGGCGCTGCACCTGCTTGAGCAGCAGCTCGGGCTCGTTCGCGGTCAGGAACAACTCGGCGTCGTCGGCGTCGATCTCGTGCAGCGCGATGAGGTGGGTGCGCAGCGCGTCGGCAACCTTCGCCGGCACCTTCGCCACCTCGGCATCCGCGGCAGCAAGCCGGTTCGCCGTCTTCTCCGATTCGGTGAGGTTGGACGCTTCGAGAGCATCAAACTTCGCAGCCTTGGCTTTCAGGTCGGCGTGATCGGCGTACTTCGCCCGCTCGCGCGTGACTCGATCGGAGATGATCCGGTCGAAGTCAGCCTGGGTTGCGGGAGGCGTGAACCCGCTCGTGCTACCGCCGTCGTTCTGCTGCTCGTTCTGGCTCTCGGCCGTCGACTCGCTCATCTCGGTTGCTCCTTCATGGACCGCGTGTTGACCGCCACGCGTGGGCGTAAACCTCCCCGGCGGGGAGGAAGATGTGGCCCCGTGAGGGGTTGTCTATGGGGTTAGAAGGCCGGCTCTGCCGTGCATCGGCAATAGTCATGTGCTTCAAAGCCGTACCCCTCGACGTAGTGGATCTCACCATCGAGGAGGTTCTCGCACCAACCACACGCACCGTTTCCGACACGCACCCAGCCCTGGGCCTTCGGGTCTCGGATTGACGAGGATCGGACGGTTTCTCGGTCAGCGTTGGAGATGATCCGCTGCAACCCGCCGCTCACCAGGATCAGCGCCGTCGAGTAGTCCGGTTCCGCCTGAAACAGCGGCGTCACACCCCACCGGGCCAGCGCATCCGTGCGGCCTTGGTCGGGAAGCTCTGCCGGGATCGCCCGGAACCTGCCCTTGACCTTCGCAGCGGCCCGCATCTCGTCATACCAGTCAGCGCCCAACGTGGCCGCCCCGCTGCCGTAGATCGACACCAGCCGGGGCAGGACCTCGATCAGCCCGTCCCTAGCAGCCGTGGCTGTGTTGAACTTCGCCCAGATCAGGGTCAGGTCGTCCTGGGCAAGCCCGGTCAGTTCGGCCAGGTCACGCCGATGCGCCGCCGTTAGCGTTGGCACCAGTCACCGCCGGTCGGCCAGCAGCCGCGGCGTCAGTGATCGCCCGCAATGCAGCCGAGCCACCCGTGCGGCGCTTGTCTGCCATCGCCCGCTTGATCTGCTGCTCGTCGAGCCCCAGCAACTCGAGGCCGACCTCGGTCTCAGCGAGCCACGGGATCGCCGCGATCTGCTTCGATCCTGCGTCAGCCTGGGCCGCACGGGACAGGTACACGGGCGAGCGCCACTTGGTGTCGATCGACGCCCACTCGGGCGGGATCGCGTCGAGCCCGTTCCGCATCGCCAACGAGCGAGCCAGGCTACGCCGTAGCGGCGGCGCCCAGTCGTCCGTAGCGCCCTCGGCCTCTGCGATCAGGTCCTCACGGCTGGCGATGTACGAGTCAGCTGACGTCGGGTTGCTCATGTCGGAGACGCCGAGCGACGACAGGGGGATCGACGTCTCGCCCGAGAACAGCTGCGCCTGCTGCTTGAGCTGGTCAATGTGCGGCTGCGGCGAGGACGCGGCGAACTGCTTCACGTCCGCGCGGGGGTTCGCCAATTCCTCGTCGTCGGGGATTGCCTTGATCCGCCCGAGCATGATCTGCCACGACGCCTTCTGAGCGCCGCTCGCATCCTTGAAGATCGACTCGTCCGCGCCCATGAGCCACATCTCAGGGAACGAGTAGACGTCGGCGTGGCCCTCCATGCGGATGACCGTGCGGAGCGCCTGATCGTGCAGCGACATGACGGGCCGCGAGATCCGCGACGTGCCGAACGGGCGCCCGACCCGCGGCTTGTAGACCAGCGGCTCAGCAGGGACGCCCCACGGGTGCTCGGAACGATCCACGGTCCAGCCGCTGCTGTCGTGCTCGGCCGTGATCGTCAGGCCATCCAGGTACAGCGCGAGCGACGTCGGCTT